GAACAAACTTTGGCTGACTCATTGATTTCAATGGCAATATCACGTAAAGATTGTTTAGTTTTCTTATCACCAGAAAAAGCAGATTGTGTAAACAATCCTGGTGATGAAGTTACCGATACAGTTGCTTATCGCAATACTCTTACTTCATCTTCATATGCAGTATTAGATGGCAACTGGAAATATCAATACGACAAATACAATGATGTGTATCGTTGGGTACCATGCAATGGTGATGTTGCTGGTCTTTGTGCTCGTACAGATTTAGAACGTGATCCTTGGTTCTCACCTGGTGGACTAAATCGTGGTATTTTAAAAAATGTTATTAAGTTGGCCTACAATCCAACCAAAACAAACCGTGATGACTTATATGTAAAAGGAATTAATCCAATTGTTTCTTTCCAAGGTGAAGGTACGGTTCTGTTTGGCGATAAAACAATGTTAAGTAAACCATCTGCGTTTGACCGCATTAATGTTCGCCGACTATTCATTGTTCTGGAGAAAGCAATTGCTCGTGCAGCCCGCTTCTCTCTATTCGAATTTAATGATCAATTTACCCGTGCTCAGTTTGTAGCGCTCGTAGAACCATTCTTGCGTGATGTACAAGGTCGCCGTGGTATCACAGACTTCCGTGTTGTTTGCGATGAAACAAATAATACCGGTGAAGTTATTGACCGGAACGAATTTGTTGGTGACATTTATATTAAACCTGCTCGTTCGATCAACTTCATTCAACTTAACTTTGTGGCCGTTCGCACAGGTGTTTCGTTTGATGAGGTTGTAGGACAGTTCTAAATAGAGAAACGGGAGAAAATTAAATGGCATTTAATGTAAACGAATTTAGAAGTCAAATGATTGGAGACGGTGCTCGTCCTAATCTGTTTGAAGTTTCTATGCCGTTCCCTGGTTTCTCTGCACCAGGTAACGCACAAACAAAATTAACATTCATGTGTAAGACAGCACAATTACCTGGCGCTACGCTAGGTGTTGTGCCTGTTCAATACTTTGGTCGTGAACTCAAATTTGTAGGTAACAGAACATTTGCTGACTGGACAATTACGGTTATCAATGATGAAGATTTCGTTATTCGTAACGCATTTGAGCGTTGGATGAACGGCATCAATTCACACAATCTTAATGTTCGCACCCCAGCTGCACTTTCACCACTTGGTTATACTGTTGATGGTGATGTTACGCAGTTTGGTAAAACAGGCAACACTCTAAAGAAATACAAGTTTGTTGGACTCTTTCCAAGCGATGTTACTCCAATTGATGTTGATTGGGGTTCAAATGATACAATTGAGGAGTTTTCAGTTACTCTCACCTATCAATGGTGGGAATCAGTAGCAGACGGTGTAGTGTAAGAAGAAAGGCTTCGGCCTTTCTTCACTTTTATAGGATGATATATTAATGGCTATTAAGCTCTTCGGCTTCACCCTAGGCAAAAAAGATGTTGTTCAGGTTCAATCACCTGAGCAACCCTCTTTTGCACTTCCAACTCCTGCACTCGATGATGGTGCAGTTACAATCACACAAAATGCCTATTACGGTACATATGTTGACCTAGAAGGTTCTATTCGTAATGAATTAGAACTCATTACTCGGTACCGTGAAATGGCAAATCATCCAGAATTAGAAATGGCAATTGATGATATTGTCAATGAAGCCATTTCACACGATGAATCTGGTCGTACAGTCAATATCGTATTAGATAAACTGAAACAACCAGATGCAGTTAAGAAAAAAATTACGGAAGAATTCGAAAACATTCTTCGTATGCTAAACTTTGGTAATCTTTCAGATGACCTGTTTAAGCGTTGGTATATTGATGGTCGTATTTACTACCATGTGGTTGTAGACGAAAACGATCCAAAATCAGGCATACAAGAACTACGGTACATCGACCCACGCAAGATTCGTAAAGTGCGTGAAGTTAAAAAAGAACGTGACCCAAAAACTGGTGCAGACATTATCAAATCGATTGCTGAGTATTATGTTTATAGTGATCGTGGTACTGCAACACAATCTTATGGTGCATCAGTAAACTCTGGCCTTCGTATTGCACCAGATGCGATTGTAAATGTAAACTCTGGTTTGATGGATGCCAAAAACACATTTGTTATTTCTTTTCTTCATAAGGCGATAAAGCCACTTAATCAGTTAAGAATGATTGAAGATGCGGTTGTAATCTATCGCCTCTCACGAGCACCAGAACGCCGTATATTTTATATTGATGTAGGTAATTTACCAAGAGGTAAGGCTGAACAGTATATTCAATCGATCATGGTCAAATATCGTAACAAAATGGTTTACGATGCGAACACTGGTGAGTTGCGTGATGATCGTAAACATCTCTCGATGCTTGAAGATTTTTGGTTACCACGCCGTGAAGGTGGTAAAGGCACAGAGATTACCACATTACCAGCAGGCCAAAACCTTGGTGAGTTGGAAGATGTAAAATACTTCCGTCAAAAACTTCTACAATCACTTAATGTACCTATCAGTCGTTTAGAACCACAACAAGGTGGTATGATTGGTCTTGGTCGTACAACTGAGGTTACCCGTGATGAGGTTAAGTTTCTTAAATTCATCATTCGTCTACGCAATAAATTCTCACAAATTTTTGACCACGCTTTAGAGAAACAATTAGTTCTTAAAGGTATTTGTACTAGAGAAGAATGGCAAAATTTTAAAGAACAAATCTATTATGATTATGTAAAAGATAATAACTTTACTGAACTGCGTGATGCAGAGCTTTTACAGAATCGTGTTCAAACACTTCAAGTTGTTGATCCATATGTTGGTCGTTACTTCTCTGCTGAATGGGTTCGTAAACATATTCTTCAACAAACACAAGAAGAAATTGAAGCTATTGATGAACAAATCAAACAAGAGTCGGATGCAGGTAATGGTGGACCAACAATGCCGCCTGAAGCACAAGCACAACAACAGGCAATGGAACAACAGTACCCACCAGAAGATAATACTGGTGCTGCAAATGAATCAATGACACCAATGTTAGATGCTGAGGTAGAAAAATATTCAGCATTACTAAATAGGCGCTAAACGGAGAATACTATGGATACGCAAACATTTATTAATCAAGTTGCAGCAGGTGATGCTGCGAGTGCAAAAGATTTGCTAAATGATCTTTTAGCTGCTAAAGCTTTTGAAGCACTTGATGCTAAAAAAATTGAAATGGCACAAACACTATTTACAGGCGAAGAAGAAACCTCAGAGCCTGAAGTACAAGATACAGAAGAAACTGCCGCAGAAGAATGAAAGATTTACAAGAATTTCGTAATCTTGTAGAAGAAGAAAAGTCAGACTACACAAAGTTTGATATGCTTGTTCGTGCTGGTCTTGCCAATAAGGCACAACTGGCACGAATTCATCGCATTTTGGATAAGATGACCGAAGAGCGGCCACAGTTCAATAATGCTGATAAAGAGATTGTGAGAAATTTGTTTAATCGTATGGTAGATTTAATTGCCAATAATAAACAAGTTTTTCAAAAGACAAGACAGGCAGTAAAAGAAGAACTAGAAGAAGATGTTGTTGACACATCAGATTTTAAAGTTGGTCCTTCTGGCCGTAAAGTAAGAGCACATCGTATTAAAATAGGTGATCTTGCTTACGGTGTTGAAAAAGATATTAAAGAAGATTTTGAATTAGTTGAAGCACCAGTAGATTTTGATAATGACCCACCTTTTGTTTTGGTTTTGAAACGCAGAGCCATCAGATTGTATCCTGATAAAACAAAAGTTGCGTTGTATTACAGTAAAACATTAGATAAGTATTTCTCTGTACCGTATGGCGGCCCTCTTGGTGCTGCTATACAGGCAGAAGAAACACAAATAGAAGAAGCTGTTATGGATCAGCTTCATAAAATTGTTGCTGATAAACAGGCACAAACAGTTAAATTTGGTAATGGTCAATCAAAGAAGGTAGACCATTTTACAGCTTCTGCTATTACGCAAGTACATAAAGCTTTGAATGATGATAACAAAAAGAAGTTTGCGGATATGGTTCATAAATCGCCTGCACACTTAGCAAAAGCTTCTGACTTTGCTTTTAGTAGAGCAAAATGAATTTTATAGATTTAATTGTATCTGGTAAATTAGATGAGGCAAGAGA